GCTGGATATTTTATTGAAAAAATTAAAGCATCTAGTCGAAATCTTTTTGTTTATGATGAAGATGAAGCTAAAAAAATTATTCTTGAGTATTTCTTTGATAATAAGCGATATGAAGACTTAGACGAAAATGATCGATATTATTTTGATGAACTATTTGAATATTTCGATGATCGGAATGGATTCAAACACATTACTGATACTGTTCGAGAATTCCTGAGTGAACAAGATTCAGAATACTATGAGACTCTTGAATTCGCTGGTAAAAAAGTGTCTGAAATAGTATTTCTATATTTGGATGCTTATAAAAGAGCGTATGAATCAATAAAAAATGAGGAGGTGGAGTGATGATAATATCATCTGAAGAATGGTTAAAATTTATAAAAGATGGACAAAAATATGCCTTGGAGAAAATTGAAGAAATTTTTCCAAATGAAGACGAGGAGGTTGACACATGAAACGCTTCTTAATTGGCTATGCCTTACTAACAACTTGCCTACTATTTATGCAACGCAGTCAGCTAGATAAACCCTTGCTAGTTTATCACGCTGATAGCAAGGCACAGATAACTGGCAAGGTTACAGAAAAACGAAAAATCGGAAATCTATTCACTATCACGGTCAATGGTAACGTGTTTGTGGTGAGTGAAGATAAATACAATAATACAGAAATTGGAAATGAGGTCACACTATGAATTACAAAACTAAAATCAATGGAAAAGAAATCGAATACGGTGCACTAGTTGAAAAATCACATTTTTCAGACGAAGAATGGTCTGCCATCTATGCAGAAATTGCAGAACAAAATTACCCAGAAATTTTTAAAAACAGAAAATCAGATACTGCATTTATTGATACGCTTGGTGCCTTGACTTCACTAGAAGAACGATATGAAGCATTGCTTGAGCTATTGCCACAAGATCAATTTTCTCGCCCTGGTACACATCCAAAATGGGTGGCAGATGCAGTAGCAGAAAACACTCTGAACAAAGTGGATACACAATACGATGTGTCTGATTTAATTGAACGATGTGAAACTCTAGAGGAATTGAAGAGTGAGCTGACAGAATATTTTGAGTTGGAAGAATTGTAGGAGAAAGTTGGAGATGAGGTAAGATTGTAATGACAAAGTACAAGAAACCAACTTACATCATCATTCAAGAAGCAATGGCAGAGCGTATTAGATTCCTGGAAGATGAACTGTATGAAAGGGCCTATAAGGATATTGAGAAGCTAGAAGTTCAAAATGATTTCTTAAAAGTCTTTTGTAACAATCAACTTGAAATTATCATGGATTATGAATGGAAGCAGATGCAAGAGCAAGCGGCATTCATAAAAGCTAATACTAGAAAGTGGAGAGCAAGATGCAGTTAAGACTGAAAGAACTTAGAGAGGACTTATGTCTCTCTGTAGGACAAATGGCGAAAGAGACAGGTGTCTCCCAAAATACAATTCATTTGTACGAACGGGGTGGATATCCGTCCATTAAGCAAATCGAAATGATCGCTAAAACCTATGATGTAAACCCTGCGTGGCTTGTTGGGTGGATAGATGATGAAATGATGCCTGCAATCCAGGTAGTTGAAAAAGTGGTCTACAAAGAAAGTCCAACAGCAAGATTGCCAGATTATTTTAATAATAATAACGATGGTAAGATTATCAAATGGAAACAAACACGAAGATTTCGAGGAGGTAGGATTTGAAGAAATTGAGCGACGAAGACCTCAAAACATTAGACAGAGAACTTTTCAAATTTCAAAACGTTCAACGTACAATAGATTTGAGAAGGCTAGAACTAGAAACTCGAAATCCAGATGCTCAAAGTGGGCCTAGCGTAGGAATAAGCAAACCTACCGAAACTATCGCAATCAGAATCGCAGATGATCCAACCTTAAAATTTCTCGAAGGGTTCAAAGCTATTATTAACAAACTCCTGATCAATCTAGTCGATGAAGATAAGGAAATCTTCAATCTGCGCTGGAGATATCCTCAATTGAGATGGGAAGAAATAGCAGAACAGAAATTCATGAGCAAAGCTACAATCTATCGACGTAGAAGGATTATCCTAGAACAGTACGCTATTTTGAAAGGTGAGCTATAAATAAACATGAGACAAAAGGCATCTTGAAGTCTCACAAAAAAAGGGTTATTATGATAGCATGAACTTCTGAAACAAAAACACACATCACACTTTAGGAGTCATCCTTAATTCTAGTCAAAAAAGTTGTCCAACAGAAGTATCGTCAAGAGTCAGCAAATGCTGGCTTTTTGTTTTGGGAAAGGAGGTAGAATATGGAATTTGTATCACCGATAAAAGATAATGACGACATTCAGGCAATGAAAGATTATCTCAGAGAGTGGAATGAGATGTATTATATGCTATTCATCACAGGTCTGAATACTGGTTTGCGAGTCGGAGATATACTTACCTTGAAAGTTAAAGATGTCCAGGGATGGCACATCAAACTGAGAGAACGGAAGACTGGCAAGCAGATAACGAGACGGATGACAAAAGAACTCAAGAAAGAAATGAGGAGATATGTTGAAGGGAAACCATTTCATCATTTCTTATTCAAAAGTAGGCAAGGTCAGAATAAAGCGATCACTCGTGAGCGAGCCTATCAAATCATACATGAAGCAGCTGAAGAACTTGGCATTGATAATGTCGGCACTCACACAATGCGAAAAACATTTGGCTATAAATATTACAACAAGACAAAGGACGTAGGAACATTACAAAAAATGTTCAATCACTCATCACCTGCAATTACCCTGAGATACATAGGAATAGAACAAGCAGAGCTTGATGATGCACTACGGAACTTTGTCATTTAATTTTTTTAGATATTACTTTCACATAATGAGTTAAGCATAAAGTGAAAAAATGAAACTCTTTAAAACCTATGATTAGTAAGGGTTTGAGATTTAGAGTGAGTTTAACAAAATATAAGATATGTGAAAGTGAGGGATAAAATTGGTATAGTTGAAGGAGAGATATATGTTACTCATAGGATATTTAGTTTGTTATTTTATCGCATTGATGTTTTTGAAAATTGTTTTCGATTGGACAAAAGAAGACATAGGAAAAATATTTAAATATGGATTGATTTTTCTATTTCTGCCATTAGTATTTATTGGAGCTCTCGTATATGATTTTGTAAATAAAAGATGAGACAAAAGACATCTTGAAGTCTCACAAAAAAAGGTTTATTATGGTAGCATAGATTTCTTGTATGAGATGGGATAGGTCAAGAGCCTGTCCTTTTGTTTTGCAAAGGGAGTGTATATCATGTACAACAAACCAGTCAGACAGAGCTTGAAGACAAGGAAGTGGAACAAGTTCCGTGACAAGGTCATGAGACAACACGATTACCTTTGTCAAGAAAGTCTAAGATATGGGCAGTCAGTTCCAGCTGAAATGGTTCATCATATTTACCCAGTATCTGAGTATCCAGAACTTGAGTATGTATCTTGGAATTGTTTGCCGCTGACCAACCGCAAACATAATACGTTCCACGACCGCAACAACGATAAGATAATTGGAAATGGAATTTATTGGCAGAAGAAAAGAAAAAAAGAATTTTTAAATTTTTTCAAAAACAAAAATGAAAAATGAAAAAAATTTTTTATCCCCCCCACTTCAAAAAAATTTTTTCGAAGCCTCTGGGAACCGGTGAAGGGAACTTTTTCCAAGTCGGGGGCCTCCAGAGAAAAAGGGGATAAAAACTAAGCGATTTTGACGGAAGGAGGTAGTTTTTGGCTAAACCAATTACAGCAAAGTCGATTAAGTCAAAAGTGGTCAAGCAGATGAAAGACTTAGGCACTTATCGAAAAGAATTTGAGATGATTATTGATATTTTTGCAGGAATGCTCTATCAGTATCAGAAACTTGCTCAAGATTATGCTGACATGGGTTATCCAGTAACAGACACCTACGTCAATAAAGCTGGTGCTGAAAATGAGCGCAAAGTTCCAATCTTGACAGCGATGGAAATTTTGAGGAAAGACATCCTCAGCTACTCTAATCAGTTGATGATGAATCCTAAGTCTCTTGGTGAGGTAGTAGAACAAGAGGGTGAGTCAGTGCTTACTGAGGTCCTGAAGTTCAAGAACGAAATCAAGAAGAAGCGAGTGACTGGCAATGGGTAATCTTGATAAAGCGAAAGATTATGCTCGGCACGTCATTTCTCACAGAGAGGAACATTGCGAGGAGAACATTCTTGTAGCTGAACGTTTCTTGCGCGATCTTGAAAATCCTGAGTTTGAAATGGATGAGGATATCGTTGATTTCGTTGTTCACTTCATCGAAAACACGATAGTCCATCAGCAGGGTGATGATATGTTTGCGGTGTCTATCCGTAATAAGCCATTGCTCTTGCAACCGTGGCAACATTTTGTAGTTGTGAACCTGTTTGGATTTTACTACAAGGGTACAAATGAGCGCAGGTTCAAAGAAGCGCTTATCATGCTTGCTCGGAAGAATGGGAAAACCTCATTTACTGCTGCAATCGCACTTGCTTATCAGATATTAGACACAGACAGCGGTTCAAAATGCTACATCGTGGCAAACTCTGTTAAGCAAGCGATGGAAGCTTTTGGATTCTTGAAGTTTAATGTGGAGCGATGGAATGACAAGAACATTCGTATCAAGGATAACAACCAGGAACACTCAATCACGGCTAATTTTGGTATCGAGGGTTCTTTCTTTATCCAGGCACTGGCCAATGATGAAAGCCGTTTGGACTCTTTGAACGGGAATGTTATCATCTTGGATGAAGCTCATACAATGAGGAACAGTAAGAAATATGGTCTTATGAAGAAAACAATGTCAGCATACCGAAACAGTATGCTTTTTGTTATCTCTACGGCTGGTGATATTCCTACTGGATTCCTTGCTAACCGTCTGAAATATTGTCAAAAGGTCCTTAAGCAGTTGGTCAAGGATGATTCCTTGTTCATGTTTATCTGCAAAGCTGACCAGACGACTGATGGAGACGTGGGCGATTACCTGGACGAGAATGTGCTTAAGAAAGCCAACCCTTCGTGGGGAGTGACGGTGTCGCTCAAGGCTCTGAGAGAAGAAGCCGAACAGGCTATGAACGATCCACAGACAAGAAATGAGTTTTTCAACAAGACTTTGAATGTCTTCACAAACTCTATGAATGCTTATTTCAATCCTGATGAATTCATAGCGTCGGACAGTTGTTACGATTGGAGTTTAGAAGAGCTGGCACGCTTGCCGATTCGCTGGTATGGTGGTGCGGACTTATCAAGATTACATGACTTAACGGCAGCTGCTCTCTACGGTGTATATAATGATGGTGAGAAAGATGTTGATATCTGTATCACACATGCTTTCTTTCCTCGGATTAATGCTCAAAAGAAGGCTAACGATGATGGGATTCCACTTTTTGGCTGGCAATCTGATGGCTGGCTGACGATGAGCAACACTCCAACGGTTCTCTATGATGATATCGTCAAATGGTTCATCAGCATGCGTGAGCGTGGATTTAAAATCCAAGCTGTGGGAATGGATAGGAAGTTTGGTCGTGAGTTTTTAGCCAAGATGAAAAAGGCTAAGTTCAAGATGATTGACCAACCTCAATTGTTCTATCTGAAATCTGAAGGATTCAGGCGGATTGAGTTCAAAGTCAAGAACAAGGAATTTTACTATCTTCATTCTGACGCCTATGAATACTGTGTGAGCAATGTTAGAGCGATTGAAAAGGTGGATGATGCTGTGCAATATGAAAAATTAGACGGTGACGGTGGTACTGCAAGAATTGACTTGTTTGATGCCAGCGTCTTTGCTTGTATACAGGCTCTTGCTAACCTTGGCAAGGGTGGCGATGTGATGAGATTCTTTGATTAGAGAGAAAGGAGGTGAGGAAACATGGGTATTTTTGAAAAGATTTGGAAACGAAACAAGCCAAGTAAGCCAATCAATATGCTGAGTCATTCAGATTTAGGGTTGTCAAACCTGATGGATTCGTATGTACCTTTGGCCAGAAATCCAGACGTGGTGACAGCAGTTAATAAGATTGCTGATTTGGTCTCTAATATGACTATCCACCTGATGGAGAATACAGATAAAGGTGATATCAGAATCCGTGATGGGCTTGCTAGAAAGATTGACATCAATCCGTGTGAACACATGACAAGGAAGTCATGGATTTTCAAGATTGTGCGTGATTTGCTTTTATATGGCGACGGGAATTCTGTTCTACATGTGGAATATGAGCCTGTCACGGATTATATTTCTAATCTAAGACCATTTCCGATGAGAGAGGTTTCGTTCCAAACAGATAAGGATTCCTATGTAATCTCATTTAGGGGTGAAGAGTATTCCCCTGACGAAGTAGTCCACTTCGTCATCAATCCAGATCCAGATATTCCATACATTGGTACTGGTTTTAGGGTTACGTTGACAGATGTGGTTCAAAGTTTGAACATGGCTACCAAGACTAAAAAAAGCTTCATGAACGGTAAGAACATTCCTAGTCTTATCGTTAAAGTAGATTCGTCAAGTGCTGAACTAGACTCGGAGCAAGGGCGTGAGCGTATCGCTGAGAAGTATTTAAGTACTAGCAGGGTTGGCGCTCCATGGATTGTTCCAGAGGCATTGCTGGACATCCAGCAGGTAAAACCGCTTAGTCTAACGGATATCGCTCTAAATGAGTCTGTCGAATTAGATAAAAGAACAGTTGCAGGTCTATTAGGAGTACCTGCTTTTATTTTGGGTGTGGGAGAGTTCAACAAGACAGAGTATAACAACTTTGTAAATACTACTGTCATGAGTATCGCTACCACTATTACTCAAACACTAACCAGAGACTTACTTTTGTCTAGTAATCGTTACTTCAAGCTAAATCCTCGCTCACTCTTCTCTTACAACATTACAGAGTTGTCTGCTGTTGCTCAACAAATGACAAACAGTACTGCGATGCGTCGTAATGAGTGGAGAGATTGGCTTGGTATGGCTCCTGATCCTGAGATGGAAGAGTTGATTGTCCTTGAGAATTATATCCCTCAAGAGAAGATAGGAGACCAAAATAAATTGAAAGGAGGTGAGGAAGAGAATGCAGAAACGGAATAGTTATCGTGCCACTCAATTTCAAACGAGAGAAGAAGACTCTGGTGATTTGATTTTGAGTGGCTACTTTATCAAGTTTGACGAGGAGACGGAATTGTGGCCAGGCTACCGTGAAGTTATCAAGCGTGCTGGAGTTGAGAAAGCTATCAAAGACGCTGATATCAGAGCTTTATTTAACCATGATGATAGTCTTGTTCTCGGTCGAACAGGCAACGGCACTTTGACGCTTGGTGTTGATGATGTTGGTCTTTTCGGGGATATCATCATTAACAAGGATGATCCTCAAGCGGTTGGAGCCTATGCCCGTGTCAAGCGTGGAGATGTTATCGGATGTAGCTTTGGCTTTATCCCGATAAAAATCGAAACAGAGGAACGTGAAGACGGTTCGTATCTGGACACTGTCTTAGAACTAGAAATCTTTGAAGTGAGTCCATGTACTTTCCCAGCCTATCCACAAACGGAAATCGCTGCACGACAAAAAGACTTTGAAAGTCAGAGCCGTGCGAATCGTGAAGCGCTAGACAAGCGCAAGAAAGAAATTAAGGAGAAATTTAAGCTATGAACAAGGCATTAATCTTTGGTGCTCGCATGCGAGCAAAAGCAACTAAGGTAGTTGAGCTGGAAGAAACTATTGAAGAATTAAACAAACGTTCGGTTGTTGAATTAGAGAAGTTAGATCGTGCTGAAACCGATGAAGAAGTTTCAGCAGTTGAAAAGACTGTGGATGATCTTCAAAAGGAAATTGAAGAAAAAGAAGCTGAAAAAGCACAGTTGGAAAAAGAAATTGACGAGTTGGAAAAACAAATCGAGGAGCAAAATCGTAAAGCACCAACTTATCCAAGTAAAGAAAAGCGTGGAGGACAGAAATTGGAACAACGTGACGCAATCGCTAAATACATTCGTACTGGTCAAACTCGTGACATCGTAGGTTTGAAAACTACTGATTCAGGAAGCGCAGCTCTGATTCCTACTGAAGTTTTGAAACCTCATTTTGTCAATAAAACACGTAATCCACTTTTGGATCTTGTGGAAGGTGTGAAAGTCAACAGTGGATCTGGTAAATATCCACTTATCAAGAAAACGGATGGTGTAATGGTTTCAACAGAGGAATTGAAATCAAATCCAGAACTTGGAAAACCAGCAATCAGCGAGATTGATTATTCAATCAAGACTTACCGTGGATATGTCCCTGTGTCACAAGAAATGATTGACGACGCTGACTATGACATCATGTCCATTGTTGAAGACGAAGTGTTTAATCAAGGTGAAAACACGGAGTTGTCATTAGTTGCAGCTGTCCTCAAAAAAGCTACCCAAGCAGATGCGGCTGGATTTGATGGTATTAAAGACATCTACAATAAGAAGCTTAAATCAATTTACAAAGCAAGCATCGTTGTAACCAAGTCAATGTTTGCCGCACTTGACAAGGTAAAGGACAAAGATGGGCGCTACATGCTTCAAACCGATGTAGCTTCACCTACTGGCTATTCATTTGGTGGGAAAACAATCTACAAAGTTGATGATACAGTGTTTGGAGATGAAGGAGATATGAAATTCTTCATCGGTGATGTCACTGAGTTCGTCAAAAAGTTTGACCGTGCTCAAGTATCCGTTAAATGGGTGAACAATGACATCTACGGACAATTGCTTGGGCTTTTCATCCGTTTGGATATTAAGAAAGTAGATGAAGAAGCTGGGTTCTTCGGAACTTACACTGACGCTGCAGGGTAAGGAGGGAGCTAATGGCTTATCAAGTAATCCGTCCTTTTAAGGATTTGAGAGACCCTCAACAATATGAATATCAAATCGGGGATATTTATCCCCGAACAGGATATAAGAGCACCAAGACCTTCATTCAAGAGTTGTTAGATGGGTCAAATAGTGCAGGATCTATCTTCTTGACTAAAATCGATGATGTCGATATTTCCGAAGGAGAAACAGAACCTCGAGAACCTGAAGAGGAAGATGAGGAGTAGTTATGGACAATGCTCAATTACTAGAATTACTAAAACTAAAATTGGGTATAGCAACAAATCTACGTGATAAGCCTTTGAATAAAATCATCGAAGCTGTCATAACTGAACTGGAAGATAATTTGGGAGTTTCGCTTGAATCAGAAAACGCTGAACACCAAATGTTTGTAGTCGATTTTGCAGCCTTTCGCTATGAGGGTGGGGTGGATATGCCACGCCACCTTTTATGGCGGTTGCATAATTTGAAATTGAGGTAAGAAGATGGCATGGAACAATGAGATTACATTGATCTCAAGGGTTAAAACAGGATTAGATAAATTGCACCAACCTCTATTTGAGGAAAAGCGGTTGACTATTTTGTGTCGTAAGCGTTCCATAACTCGTTCTGAATTTTATCAGGCTAGCCAGGTTGGACTTAGACCAAGCCTTATCCTTGATATTCATAGCTTTGAGTATAACAACGAGGAAGAAGCGGAATTTAATGGGAAACGGTATCGTATTCTCAAAACATTTCCGATTGGTTTAGAAATTCTGGAGCTGACTTTGATGGAGGAATTGCCATGAGTGTCACAGGCGACTTGTCAGCAGAAATTGCTAAAGCACTGAGTGAGTATTCTAGTGAGTTGGAAGACGAGATTGACACTATTGCACAAGAGTTAGGTGATGAAGCTGTTGCGGCTTTGAAGACGACAAGTCCAAAGAATAAAGGGAAGTATGGGAGAGGATGGCGCCTCAAGAAAAACGCCAAAGGCTCATACGTAATCCATAATGCTACAGGCTATCAATTGACACACCTACTTGAAAATGGCCATGTTTTAAGGAATGGTGGTCGCAGTCGTGCTATCCCTCATATCCAACCTGTAGAAGAAAAGCTAATCAATTCCTTTGAACGGAAAGTGAAGGAGGCTATTCAAAAATGAAATTATCTGACCTTGTCGATATTCTAAGTCAAGCAAATCTACCTATAGCCTATCGTGCGTTTGAAACTGGACACGTTCCACAAACACCTTACCTTATCTACTTTGAATCACATCCAGATATCAAGAGAGCAGATGACGAACAGAAATACCAGATTAAATCTGTGACTGTAGAGCTTATCTTTGAACGTAAAGACGAAGATTTGGAAGAGACCTTGGAAGAGTTGTTGTCTAAACATCAACTTGTTTTTGAGGTGTCAGAAGAAAGCTATATCCCAACAGAAAGGCTATCTGTCAAGCCTTATACTGTTTATTTGTACTAAAGGAGAAGAAGATGACAAAAACAGAAAATAAAGTAACCTTTGGATTGAAAAACGTGCATATCGCACCAATCGAAACCATTAGTGGGGACACAAATGTCATTAGCTACGGGAAAATTTTCCGTTTCCCTGGAGCTATGAACTTGGAGCTAGAACCAAAAGGAGAATCGAAAGCAATTCCAGCCGACGATGTGGACTACCACTTCATGAACTCAAACGAAGGATATGAAGGGAAATTGAAAGTACCGCATATCACAGAAGAGTTTGCGACAAAAATCCTAGGAGAACTCAAGGATGATCAAACAGGAGTATTAACTGAAAAAGGAGATGCTTCAACTAAACCGTTTGCTATTATGTTTGAATTTTCAGGAGATCAGAACAAGACTCGCTACGTTCTCTACTACTGCTCTGCTAGTCGTCCATCGAACGGCTCTGCTACCAAGAGCGGAACAACTGTCAACGAGCGTGAACTTAGCTTCAAAGCTTCACCACGTCCGCTTGATAGCGTAGTGAAACGTTCGATTACGTCAGCAGACAAGAAAGAAGTGTATGACGCTTGGTTTACTAGCGTTTATGAGCCAACATCTCTAGGGTAAGGAGTAAAGAATGCGTCGAAGTATTAAAATCAGCAATAAGCGTTATGAGCTTGCAACAAATGCCTATACTCCAATCGCTTACAAGAATGAGTTTGGGCAGGATTTTTTCAAGGACCTTTTAGGACTTTTGAAAAATAAGCAATTGGTAGCTCAATTAGAAAAAGGTAATGATTTGGTAGCAGAAAGCGTCGATCTATCTCTTTTAGAAGATTTTGACATTACCTTTTTCTATCGTCTATTTTGGGTATTTGCTAAATCTGGCAATCCTAAAATTAAACCGTTTGATGATTTCTTTATGGATATGGAAGAGTTTCCTCTTGACGAAGTCTGTCCGCTAATGATGGAAATGTTGAATACGGTACTGCAAACAAAAAAGAAACAGACACATCAGAAACAGCAAGCGAAGAAGCCTTCACGGTAGAATCCTATCTATCTTGTTGCAAGGAAACTGGCTTATCTATCGATGATCTCAAGCACATTTCTATTGGAATGGCTTTAGATTATCAGACAGATTATGTCAATTTGCGTAGCGAAAATAAAACGGGTAGTCGGAAGGCTACCCAAGCTGATTTTGATGCATTTTAGAGAAAAAGTGAGTGCTGAGAGAGCGATTGTGAGGACAAGTTCCTTTAGTTGGCTAGTGTTCTGGTCATAGAAAACCTCTCAGTGCTCCTTATTTTTTAAGGAAAGGAGGAAACATGGCAGGAAATATCAAAGGGATAAAAATTGAAATCGATGGCGATACCCAGCCCTTGCAGAAAGCGTTAAAAGGTGTCAATCAAGAGTCTGCTAACGCAACGAAAGAATTGAAACAAATTGATAATGCTCTTAAATTTGATACTGGGAATGTTACCTTACTAACCCAAAAGCAAGAAGTCTTACAGAAGCAAGTTGGAACCACTCGGGAAAAACTAGAAACCTTAAGACAAGCTCAATCTCAAGTTGAGGAGCAGTTCAAAAAAGGAGATATTGGCGCAGATCAGTATCGTGCTTTCCAGCGTGAAGTAGAAGTGACTCAAAATGTCCTAAAAGGATATGAGGGAAAACTAGCTAGCGTCAATCAAGCTCTTGAAGGCAACGGGAATGCAACCAAGAATAACCAAACTCAACTGAAAGAATTGCAGAATGAGCAAAAACTACTTGCCAGCGAATCTGAAAAAGTAGTTAGTTCGTTTAAACTGCAGGAAAGTCAGATGGGTGCCAACGCTAGTGAAGCTGACAAGTTGGCATTGGCTGAAAAGAAGATTGGCGCACAATCTGAAATTGTCGCTCGCCAAATTGAAAACCTTGAAAAGCAGTTAGAAATCACTAAAAAAGAATATGGTGAAAACTCAGCCGAAGCTAACAAGATGGAAGCAGAGCTGAATCAAGCTAAGACCGCTTTTAACAATCTCAACAATGAGATGAAGGGGACTAAGTCTGTAGCAGATAGCGCACAAGAAAGCTTGGGTGAGATAGCTAAAGCTGCAAGAGCTGAACTACTCCAACAGTTTAGTGAGAAATTGGGTGATATTTCAGAAAAACTTGTTGACGTTGGGAAAGAAGCTATTGAAGCCGCTGCTTCAATGCAAGCAAGTAATGCCCAATTTAGTACAGTTTTTGGGGATATGGAAGGTCAAGCTAGAGAGGCTCTTAATAATATTGGGAAAGAAATGTCTATTGTACCAGAACGATTACAAGGAAGTTTCACCCAAATGGCCTCCTTTGCAAAAACATCTGGTCTAGATACAGCTCAAGCCTTAGATTTATCTACTAGGGCAACTAAGGCAGCGGCAGATGGTGCTGCTTTTTACGACAAATCTATTGAAAGTGTTACTGAGAGCCTTCAATCATTTCTTAAAGGAAATTTTGCCAACGATGCGGCTTTGGGGATATCTGCAACAGAAACAACTCGTAATGCGGCAGCAAATAAACTGTACGGCAAGTCATTCAAGGATTTGAGCGAAGCGCAAAAGCAATTAACTTTGCTTCAAATGGTTGAAGACGGGAATGAACTTTCTGGGGCACTTGGTCAAGCTGCAAGAGAATCTGACGGCTTAGAAAACGTCATGGGGAATCTAAAACAATCTGGAACTAATGCCTTGGCTGCATTAGGTCAACCTCTTTTGGAAATGTTGATTCCTGTTTTTCAAGCTTTAGGAGACATTATAAAAGGTGTGGCAGATTGGTTTGGTACTTTGCCTGGTCCGATTAAAGAATTCATAGTAATGATAGGAGGTGTGGTTACCGCTGTAGGATTTTTAGCGCCGATATTCTTATCCCTGCAAGCTATATTTACAACGTCTATAGGCGCTATGATAACTGCCGCTCTACCAATCATTGGGACAGCAGCTGCAATAGCGGCCGCAGTGGCAGCGGTCGTTGTCATTTTAAAATACTTATGGGAAACGAATGAAGGATTCCGCAACGCTGTAACAGCTGTGTGGGAGGCTATTTCATCTGTCATCAATACTGTTGTAGGTGAAATTTCAAATTTCATCATGAGTATTTTTGGAACGGTTGTAACTTGGTGGACTGAAAACCAAGAACTAATCCGTTCAATTACGGATGCTGTCTGGAATGGCATTTCCGCTATCATTAGCGCTGTTATGACTGTTATAGGTCCTCTTATAGAGGGAGAGTGGAATAATATTCAGATTATCACCTCTACAGTTTGGGAAGTGATTAAAACTGTAGTTGAGACAGCTATTAACGTTGTTTTGGGTATTATCAAGGCAGTGATGCAGATCATTACTGGTGACTGGTCGGGCGCTTGGGAAACCATCAAGAGTGTTGGAGAAACAATCTGGAATGGGATTGCAAGTGTCATTGGGACTATCTTTAATGGCATAGCGCAGCTATTGTCTAACATCTGGAACACTATCTCAACGGTTGCATCAACTGTTTGGAATGGTATCAAGTCCACTCTTTCAGGAATATTTGATGGTATTTCAAGTTCGGTCTCGAGTGTCTTTAACGGTATAAGAGATACGATTAGCAATATCTGGAATAGTATTCAATCAACCGCAAGTAGCATTTGGAACGGCATTAAAGATACAATCGGCAATGCTATTAACGGGGCTAAGGATTTAGTTGGCAGTGCAATTGAAGCTATTAAGGGATTCTTTAACTTTGAATTTAGATGGCCTCACATCCCTCTACCACACTTTAGTATCACAGGCTCTCTTAACCCAGTTGACTGGTTGAGTAACGGGTTGCCAAGTATTGGCGTAGAGTGGTATGCCAAGGGTGGTATCTTGACCAAGCCGACTGTTTTCGGTTCAAACGGAAATAGCCTTATGGTTGGTGGAGAGGCTGGGAACGAGGCTGTCTTACCACTAAACGAACGCACCTTGGGAGCTATCGGTCGTGGAATTGCTCAAACAATGGGAGGTCTGTCTCCTGTTATCAATGTCAGCATTAGCGGAAACAACATCAGTGAAGAGATGGATATCAATCGCATTGCTGACGTTGTCGCTCAAAAGATTGCGGATGAACTGCAACGGAAAACACAACTTAGAGGAGGAATCGCATGATCAAACATAATGAATTGGTGATTGATGGTGTAGCAACCTCCTCTTTTCCTTTTGATGTGATTGTAGAAGAAGCGCCATCCATCGTGATTGCCAACAGCAAGACAAAACTATGGGAGCATGATGGAATCAGTGGAGCCATCCTACAAACCAATCATCATAGAGGGATGGTTGAGAAATCCTACACGCTTCACTTAGTAAAGCCAAAGGAAGAGGACTTGAACCGTTTCTTGGCTCTCTTTGCCAGGGAAAACTTTTGGCTTGAAAGTGAACGTGTCAAAACCACTAAGATGTGGTGTTACAAGGTAAAAATTTCCGAGACTACTAGAAATCGCGCAGGATATTATGCGCTCAAAGTAACATTTGAGTGTCATCCTACAAAATTTTTTAAAGCTACGGACAATCAGACCTTCTCAAGAAGTGGCACTTTAAGAACCAAGGGCTCTGCTTTGGCTTTTCCGACAATTACTATAACTGGCCAGAGTACGACTGAAGTTAGTTTTACAGTGGATAGGCAGGTCATTCGCTTAGAAAGACTGTCTGGAAGAGCCATTATGGTAAATAACCCTAACAATCCGAGTTTCTTGGACGGAACAGGTTCCAGAATTAAGTGGACAGGGGATTTTATCACGATTGACCCAATTAAGAAGCAAGATGTTGGGATTGTCTTAGGTGCTGGCATTAGTTCCATGACGATTGAAACCGTATGGGGGTGGGCGTAATGTTATATTTGCTTGAAAGTGATACTCGTAACGTTAAATGGAACGGTATTCCACTGCATGAAGCGACTTCAGCAATCATAAAAGAGCAAATGAACGGGGATTTTACCCTTACTGTCCGCTATCCTATCACCGACTCTGAGATTTATCAACTTTTCCGTGAAGATATGTTGATTAAAGCACCAGCTCCTGTGATTGGCCCTCAGTTGTTCCGTATCAAGAAGCCAGTAGAGAACGATGATCATTTAGAAATCACTGCTTACCACATCACTGACGACGTCATGCAGCGGTCTATCAATCCTCTGTCTGTCAACAAGCAAAGTTGCTGGCAGGCTCTTTCTCAATTGGTACAAGTCGCTAAGTCTCCTATCAATGATTTTTCATTTACCAGTGATATCACGGACAGGAGAACCATCAACACCAAAGAAGTAGAGACGCTCTACAGCGTGTTAATGGATGGCGCTCACTCAATTGTAGGAACATGGGAAGGAGAGATGGTTCGGGACAATTTCGCTATCTCAATTAAGCGAAATCGAGGAGAGGACAGAGGTGTTATCATCTCTACCCACAAAAACCTAAAATCCTATCAACGAACCAAAAACTCACAAAATGTTGTTACTCGGATTCACGCCAAGTCTACATTTAAGGCAGAGGGTGCCAAGGAAGATACAACGATTGCTATAACGGTTGATAGTCCCTTAATTGGTGCTTATCCTTATATCAATGAAAGAAGTTATAGCAATAACAACATTCAGACTGTTGAGGAACTGACAAAGTGGGCTAGCGCTAAATTTACTAACGAACACATAGATAAGGCTACAGATGCGATTAAGATTGAAGCCTATGAACTTGATGGGCAAACTGTCCACATGGGCGATACAGTTAACCTGAAAAGCTATAAGCATAATGTGGACGTTTACAAGAAAGCCATTGCCTATGAGTATGACTGTTTGGCAAACAATGGACAGGGAGCTTATCTAACCATTACCTTTGATGATAAAGTGAAATCAGGAGGGAATGGTGGTGGAGTATCAGCAGTAGCAAACGCAATCTTGGACAAGCAAGAAACAAAATTTGACATTATGCTGGAGCGTGCGATTGCCAACGCCGACCGTGCTTTTGATGCTGGATTTGCCAAGCGTGAGAAAGATATTACGGATGCCATAGAGCAGTACAAGGCTAAGGCCGAAGAAATGGGCGCTAAGATTCATGAAAAAATGGAGAAAGAGCGTCCTGAGTTAGTGAAGCTAATCCGTGAAGAGTTGATGAGTGGCGCTGACTCAATCGCTGAACTGAGCAAGAAACTGGAACAGGTCAGTGAAACTGCAAGAGTCAACGCAAGCCTGATAGGTGGAGACGGGAATACTCAGTACAACAAGAACCGTTTGAATGGTGGCACGGCCAAGAAAATCAGTTATGGAACGGATTTCGTGGAGGTTGGACACAACGGAGAGGGCTTTGAACTTGGTAAGACTTACGTCATCAGCTGGTCAGCAACCTGCACGCCGTACGGTAAGACAGATGTGACTGTGGTAGTCAATAAGAATCCGTTTTATGGTGGCCACGTTCATTTAGCGCCTGCTAATACGGTAATGCCAGCGATTGAGAAAGACCTTGTTCAGAAAGAGGAGCAGGTCTTGGCGGTCTACTACGGTGCCTATCGTCTGACATTCTCAGGGGACTGGTATCAGAATGTAGAGCAGTCTGTGACGATTGACAATCAGACAAGACGGATTGAACTAGCGCCAGTCTACAAGACGGTTGCGGACGGACAAAATGCTAGATATGAGGGAAGTTGGAACGAGAGTCCAACTTTTATTTTTGACGGAGGTAGAACATGACGGAAACAATCCCAGTAAGGGTACAGCACAAGCGCATGTCAGCACGAGACTGGGCGAGTAGCCCCCTGGTCTTGCTCGATGGAGAGTTAGGGATAGAAAGTGATACAGGTAAGGTCAAGGTCGGAAATGGCCGTGACCGATTTTCAGCATTGCAATATCTGACTGGTCCTAAAGGTGACCGTGGAGAAACAGGACCAGTAGGGCCAAAAGGAGCGGACGGAGTTGTACGATTTGAAGGTTCCGCAGCAGAGCGTGCTTTGGCAGAGTATGCGAAAAAGTCTGAAACCCCAGTATATCGAATTGCTAAAGGGGATATTTCCGGAGGCGGTGTTGGGGTTAATAGGACAATAACACCAGATGCACTCATGAACCCTGACAGTATCAAGGTCGGAGATATCATTGAAGACTACTGGAGTGGTACTACTGGTACGAACCAAGGTTTTTGGAAGGTAACTGCTGTTAGCGGAACTAATATCTCTGTTCAAGGTATTGGTGAGAGAATACTGCCTACCAATTACAACGATGGTGAATTAAAACAAAGGATTTCAGCTCTGGAGAATCGTCCTACATTTGACACGTTGACTCAGACCCAACGAAATAGCTTGCGAGGACCAGCAGGCCCAACAGGCGCAACGGGGCCAGCAGGTCCCAGAGGTGCGGACGGAGCTAGAGGAGCAGATGGAGCGCCTGGTCAAAATATTCTCAATCAGAATGGGTTACAACCTCTTAAATATTGGGCTGGACCGAAATATCTCTATGATTCTATTGTGATTAAAGATAGCAACACAATTTACGACGTCTATGAGTAGGAGGTAGTATGGCACGAGAAGGAATTTATGTGGGTGGCAAGGAAATCACCGAGAGATATATAGGGACAAGGCTTGTTTGGCAAAAATTGATTCAAGTCGCTCATTTCGAAAATTACACGGATTGGGAAAGAGATGGAGAACTTGCTATTAAAAGGACAATTACTGTACAGAGAGAGTACGGTAAACCAAAACCAAGCAATATAAATTATGAAGCAACGAAAGTTAAAGTAAACGGGAAGATGTATGATGTCCAGAACTTCTATCTTCTTGTTATCGAAACGTGGAATACTTGGGTATATGATTTTCTTCTCACATTTAAAAGTACTGCTGATCGGGACGAAGTAGATCGAATTTATCAAAAGGATATCTATTTTTATAAAAAAAGGAAGTAACACATGGACATTACCATTCAAAACGTTCGTTCGCCTGCTCTTGAGCATAATGGGCGGTATTATAAGGTGTTTCAGCCACGGACACGAGATGAACTGCTGAAGCTTCATCACATGGGGTGTGTGGGAGATACAGTGCTGACGGATATCCAGCTAGAACAGGGGGATTTCCCAACTAGCTTTGTAGAACCAACTGTCACGCAACGTACTCTATCTGGTCTCTTCAAGGATATGCGTTCAATAGAGCTGGAACTGAGAGACCCAAACAGTACTCTCTGGGGCAAAATCCAGCAGAATAATCAAGGAGCGCTGACCCAGTTCTTTGACAAGAATGTCAAGAGTGCCATTGCTCAGACCGCTAAAGAAATTAGGCAGGAAGTGCGAGATGCTGCTAACAGTGCTAGAGTACAAGTCACGCCTGAAGGTGTGACTATCGGCTCTACTACCTTAACAGGCGAGCAGTTAGCTTCTACCATTTCCACAAGTCCGAAAGGTGTGGACATCATCGCTCCGAAAGTCAGAGTAAAATCCGACATGATCGTGGACGGTGCGGTCACTGCTGGGAAGTTAGCAGCTGGCTCCGTTACTGCTGACCATATCCAAACTGGTGCCATCACAGGCGATAAAATCAGCGTAGATGATGCCTTAATCAAGAATCTGACCGCTAGAGATGCCTTGATTGACAAGCTGACATCTAAGGAAATCTTTGCGACTAAGATTGAATCTGTCGTATCTAGTTCAACATTCCTTGAAGCCTATCAAGGTAAAATCGGTGGCTTCACGCTTGGACAATTTGACCAAGGTGGCGGTCGCTGGATTTCTGGCGTGAATAAATTCGCAGTTGGAATGGGTAACGGAGAAGGTTATGGAACCCAAACAGCTTTCTGGGCGAATTGGGGCAACAACTGGAACCAAGCAGGGCCTAGAGCGTGGCATGTGGACACAGATGGACAAATGTATTGTAAGAACGATGTGCATTTTTCTGCCGAAACCAACTTCACAGGCGAGAGCAATACGAATTTTTACGGAACAGTTAAATTCACTCAGTCTCCCGTATTTGCAGGTAACATCAACATGGGAAATAGCAATATCTTCGGTAATGGCTATAACCCGGCTGGAGGTGTCAATAAGGTTGTTTGGTGGAGTGAACTTGAATCAGTCGCTTTCCGGAAACATACAGATATAGATGCAATCAAGAAACGCTTGAACAGAATTGAAAGCCATTTAGGAATTAGCTAGAAGGAGAACATACATGGATAATCACACAATCGACAAGCTCGTCGCTGAGTCGCTCGTCAACCGCTTGGCTGAAGGCGAATTGAATCGTGCGCATTTAGAGGCACGCTATACGCTGGCTTTGGCTGAATTGCAGGCATTTAAAGCCGTGCTGGAATATGACCCAGCACTCAAAGAACTATTTGAAGAAACACAAGCTAAAATGAAAGGAACTAACGAATGACTTACAAATTAACAGGAAGCCCAACTTTAAAAGGGGAAAAGAATGTCACAATCGTAACGATTGAGAAAGAAGAACCTGGACGCTACAGTTATGAGCGTGTTGAATTGCCAGGCAATCGCACGAATGATAATGAAGATGTTTTGATTCAAGCCGTTTTAGATTTTATTAGAACAGAACTTGATCCGACAAATGCCATCGTTACTGCTCAAGCTAAACTAGAGCAGACTTTGGCTAAATTGGAACAAGCTGAGCAGAAAGTAGCTCAAGCTCAAACAAATCTTGAACAAACCCAAGAGAAATTGAGCCAGGCAGAAGCGAAGCAAAACGACCTTGAAGCACTTGCGAATCGCATTACTAAGGTGGTACGAGTGATGGCTCAAGATTCAATTATGGGTGAAAAAGTATCTTATGGTACGACCTACAAAGAGATGGTCGAACTCTTCCCACTGGCTGAAGTCGGTAAAGTTTACGAACCTGGTGCAATCTTTGCGGTTGAAGACCCAAGTCACGCTGAAATTAATGGAGAAGGTAAACGTATCTTGATTCAAACAAATCAGTCATTCACTTATCAAGGAGAAACCCTTGCTCAACTTGAAGGGACACCTTACCAAAATGGTGTTCTAGCAACTTGGAAGTTTAACGCACCAAAAGCAACAATTGTACAGTAGAGGTGATTTATGGCAGAATTTGAACGTTTAATTGTACAAATCTTCCTCTCTTTAATTCCTGTTGTCGGGCTTTATTTCTCAATGAAAGACCGAGCGACCAAACAAGAGAATCGTCTCACGGTTTTAGAGAAAGACATCGAGAATCTGCACGAATTCAAGATGTCTGCCAATAAACGACTAGATAACCACGATGAACAAAACAAGGCTATCTTAGTACTTGCAGAACAGGTTAAGTCTTTAGGCGAGGACGTCAGAGAGTTGAAAACGCTGATTCAAAGCAAAACTTAAGAAAGGGGCGCAGAATGGTCTGTAATCTCAATACGACCAATCTTGCTCAAGTTGATGGTGGTTACCTCATCAAGCAGGGTGATGTGGCTTCTACCTTTGGATTTGTCCTTTTAGACGAAGATTATCGAGCTGCCCCCTCTCTGGAAGGGGAGGTGGCGGTCGTTAGTCTGACCATGGGCAAGTACCAGTGGAAGAAGAGGGTGACTGTCACAAACTCAAGCGTGAATTTTAATCTGGATACTATCTTGCCAATTGGGAAATACCGCTTAGAGATTAGCGCTGGCGGATATATTTTCCCAAGTGACAAAGAAACCCACATCAAGATAGTGGCTTCAGATAAGGAATTGGTCACAGAAGAAGTCCACGCTTTAAAAGAGCTGGATATAGCAAAGGAAGTTGAGAAACAACTTTCAGAAAAAACAGTAACAGATGGTGGAGTATGTCCGGAATTTCCAGATCTACTCTTCTTTTACAATCTTGGAAAGGTATAAATACAATGGAAAATACTACAAAATTAACAGAATTTGCCCGTACATTGGGAGAAGATAACAAACGAGTTAACGAAGAATTAAAAACCAAGGTTAGCACTTCAGCAATGACTCAAGCTATCTCTCAGGCAGTCACTCAAGCTAAATCAGAAGTTAAGGCTGAAATCTTGGGTGAAGGAACGCCTGAGAATCTTGATACGCTGAAAGAAATTGCGGACAAAATCACAAATATGGGGCAAGACGAAAATGGTGCTCTTCTCGGCAAAGTAACCGAAGTTAGCGGACGTGTAGACCAGATTGCCAATGTTGACCTGGTTGCAACGTATAATGCAGCGAAAGCGTGAAGCCTATGACTAACCTTGAAAATCTAGCAACTGAAATTGGTAAGGATATCAAGGATATCAAAATACGTTACGCAACCAAGGAAGAAATGCATGAAGCAACCGAGATTGACTATTCTCAGATTGTCACGCATGAAGAACTTGAAGAGAAGCATTATCTGACAGAACATCAGAATATTTCTCATTTAGCGACCAAAGCAGAAGTAGTCACGAAACTAGATAAGATCGATTTTGATTTACTAAAACGTGACGTTATTACACGTAACGAGTTAGCAGAACGAAACTATCTAACAGAACATCAATCGCTTGCGGAGTATGCTAAGAAATCGGAATTGCCTACACCTTATGATGACGCTATAATCAAACAACGATTGACTGTTTTGGAAGAGCGTCCAGACAATAGCACATATCGTATTGCTAAGGGAGATATCCCTGGCGGTGGTGTTGGTGCAACTGCAACGATTACTGCCAATGATTTAATGAACCCTGAGGGAGTCAAAGTCGGAGATATCATTGAAGACTACTGGAGTGGGGCAACTAGTACTAACCAAGGTTTTTGGAAAGTAACCGCTGTTAACGGAACTAATATCTCTGTTCAAGGAATCGGAACAAGAAACTTTCCGATTCCTTATAACGATAATGAATTAAAACAAAGGATTTTAACGTTAGAGAGTCGCCCAAGCTCAGGAAGTGGTGGTCTGGGTACTGAAGAGATAGCTACTTATAGCAATACAGTCATCTATATCCCTAACGGAAATATCGTATACAACAAGAGCTTAAAGAAGTTATCTTTTCCAAAATGTAATGTAAAAGTTGGGAAGTCCAATTATTGGTGTGAGGCTCAAGAGGTTTCTATCAATGGCAGCGCAGGATTTATCGTGTTTAACAAGGCTCAAAAACGAATTTTTGGAGGTGAGGTTAACACGACTAATGATGTATTGCTTGGCTATTACGACAACAACGCTGGTAATTACTATCTCAATACTTTTAGTAAAACGACAAAGACCAAAAAAATCGCTTGTTTGGGTGATTCAATTACCGAGGGAGTAAACGCAGGAGGTTGGCAATGGCACCGCTACATTGATAACTGGTGCAAAAGCAACGGCATTAATAGCATTGTCACGAATTTGGGGATTGGCGGAACATCCGTCTGTACTTCAAGTTATGTGACAGATAGATTGAAGCCGTTTGTCAACAGACTTGATACAATACCAACTGATTCGGATGTTGTGGTCATCTTCGGAGGTACGAACGATTGGGGAAATAATGCGATCTTAGGAAATATTACTGACACCGGAACGAGTTCGTTCTATGGAGCATACAAATATATTCTTGAATGGCTTGCTGTCAATCGTCCAAATGCGAAAGTGATGACTATGACACCTCTAAAACGATATTTCAGAGGCAATGGAACAACGTGGGTAAATGCTCAGACAACTCCAAACAGCAGAGGGAACACTTTGCCAGATTATGTCAGAGCTGTTAAAGAAGTATCTGAAATGTACGCTATCCCTTGCGTTGATCTGCATAATGAGTCAGGTTTAAATCCTGTCTTAGAGAGTGTCAGAAATCGTTTCATTGGAGACGGTCTACATCCTACCGCAGAAGGAAATAAGAAGATGTATCCGGTCATTTTGGACAAGATGCGTCCATTCTTAGAATATGATTAGAGAGGAAAATAATATGATTAACTGGAAACTACGATTACAAAATAAATTCTTTTGGCTGACTGCCGTTCCAGCCTTCTTGCTTGTCTTGCAAGCTGGTGCAGCAGTCTTTGGATATCATCTGGATTTGGGTGATATCGGCAACAAGCTGATTCTGCTTGTCAATGCGGTATTCGTGTTCTTGACTGCTATCGGTTTGGTCAATGACCCAACAACAAGCGGAATAACAGACAGCACACGAGCGCTAGACTATGAGAAACCAAGTGAGGAATAAGTATGTCTAAAAAACAGGAAATGATTCAATTTTTCATTGACAAGGCCAACGCAGGCGACGGAGTGGACAATGATGGAGCTTATGGCTTCCAGTGCGCTGACGTACCTTGTTACGGTCTTCGTCATTGGTATGGTGTGACCCTTTGGGGCAACGCTTATGACTTGCTCGAATCAGCACGTTCACAAGGCTTGAAAGTCGTGTATGACGCTGACTATCCAAAGGCTGGTTGGTTCTTCGTGAAATCATACGTAGCTGGCGACGGTGTCAATTACGGACATACTGGCCTTGTCTATGAGGACTCAGACGGCTATACCATCAAGACGATTGAGCAGAACATCGATGGAAACTGGGACTACCTTGAAGTAGGTGGCCCTTGTCGCTACAATGAGCGTTCTGTCGATGAAATCGTTGGGTATATCGTACCGCCCGAAGAAGTCGAAACTGGCTGGCAACAAAACCAGTATGGTTGGTGGTGGGTTCGTGAAGACGGCTCTTACCCAACTGAAAAATGGGAGAAAATCAACGACGCTTGGTACTATTTCGACGATAAAGGCTTCATGAAGCGTAGTACCTGGTTGAACTACAAGGACGCTTGGTACTGGTTCACGGATTCAGGGTCTATGGCAACTGGCTGGGCTCGTATCAATAATGCTTGGTATTACTTCGATGAAGAAGGGAAGATGGTCACTGGTTGGATTAAGCATAAGCTGACTTGGTACTATCTTGATCATAAGAACGGCAACATGGTATCTAACTCATTTGTCCAATCAGCTGATAAAAAAGGCTGGTACTACATTAAAGCAGATGGAACAATGGCGGATAAACCAGAGTTCACAGTTGAGCCAGAAGGCTTGATTACTACGAAATAGAAAGATTTCAAAATAGATTACACTAACCGCAGGCTTAGGCTTGCGGTTTTTATTTTGCAATAATAAAAACAGTGACCGAAATCACTGCTTGTCAGTTATAGCAAATTCATAAAGTTTTTCCGCTGTTAGAAGTGCCATTTTGTCCATGCTTGTTTTTCCTTTTCTGAGATCAGAAACAGTAGTCCATGGAACTCCAGCGCCTTGCGAAATAGCAGATGTAGACATAGAACTGTCTAATAATTCTTGAATAACTTTCCTCATCCTATTTGTCCTTTTTATTTTTTAGATAGATATATACATTGATGGCGATTATAAAAATAGCTATTGCACTAACCATTGCTTTTCCTCTTTTCATTTGATAAAATAGAGGTGTAAGGGGCTTTCGCCCCTACCTCTTAGCGTTTACCTTTTCTTTTGCCGGAACTTGGGTTTACGCTTTTTGTTTTGCCTTGCGACCGTTATTGCGGTCACTAGACTTGCTATAGCAGTTACCGTTTCAGGGATATTATCTATCGCCTTTTCAAGTAACCTAAGCCAATCTTCTTTGTTCAACTTCCTCACCTCCTTTCCTTATCTTGATTATATTATATCACGGTACACCGAGAAAGTCAAGCGTTTTGATAAAGTTTTTTACTTTTTTTCAAAAAAATAGACCTTGTCCAGAGGTCGTGAAGTTGGAGGGGACACCCTCCGTTTTTGCTTATTTAATAGGAAATAATTTTACCTTTTTCATAATAATCTCCCTTAACTCCACCCAATCAGGTGGAGTTTTTTGGTTCTATTTCAGGCTTTTGGGGACTATTCTAAAAATAGTTTTCCGATAACTTTCGCTTAATCTTGTAAAATTCATTGGACAGATTCTAAAGTTGGAGAAGCTGAATGGATGAGGATATAAATCTTTGACAAAATTTGTGAACTGTGGGATAATGGAGAGGAATTAAGGATTAGTTCTATACCATGGACTAGAAAAGACCCCAAGCTAACTTCCACATTAAGCTTGGGGTCTTTTTTGACACTATTTATCCTTGTTTAGCCATTTATCGACTAAGTGAAGAACGACACCAACCACAATTGGTCCGATGATAGTTTTAAGGATTAGTTCCATCATGGGCTATCTCACCTCCTTTCGTAGGCGGTGTAGCAGTGTCGAACAATATTATGTCACATAAGTGCCAAACTCGGGAGTCACCCAATCAGGTGGCTTTTTTGTTTGTAGCTTGGATTTTTGATATAATAGAGCCATGAGTAGAATTTTAGACAATGAGATTATGGGGGACGAGGAGTTAGTAGAACGCACGCTCCGTCCTCAGTATTTACGTGAATATATTGGGCAGGATAAGGTTAAGGATCAGCTTCAAATCTTTATTGAAGCCGCTAAAATGCGGGATGAAGCGCTGGATCATGTGCTCTTATTTGGGCCTCCAGGTTTGGGGAAGACGACCATGGCCTTTGTTATTGCTAATGAACTGGGAGTTAATCTCAAGCAGACGTCGGGTCCTGTTATCGAAAAAGCTGGTGATCTGGTAGCGATTTTGAATGACTTAGAGCCTGGGGATGTCCTCTTTATTGACGAGATTCATCGCTTGCCCATGTCGGTGGAAGAGGTGCTTTATAGTGCCATGGAGGACTTCTACATAGATATTATGATTGGGGCTGGTGAGGGGAGTCGTAGTGTTCATTTGGAGTTACCACCTTTTACCTTGATTGGTGCGACGACTCGAGCTGGTATGCTCTCAAATCCGCTACGGGCACGTTTTGGGATTACAGGGCATATGGAGTATTATGCCCATGCTGACTTGACAGAAATTGTTGAGCGGACGGCAGATATTTTTGAGATGGAAATCACTCATGAGGCAGCATCCGAGCTGGCCTTGCGTAGTCGAGGAACCCCTCGTATTGCCAATCGTCTCCTCAAGCGCGTGCGCGATTTTGCCCAGATAATGGGGAATGGGGTTATCGATGATCTTATTACTGATAAGGCTTTGACTATGCTGGATGTTGACCATGAAGGTCTGGACTATGTGGACCAGAAAATCCTTCGCACCATGATTGAGATGTACGGTGGTGGTCCTGTTGGTCTAGGAACTCTTTCTGTTAACATAGCAGAAGAACGTGAGACAGTTGAAGATATGTATGAGCCTTACTTGATTCAAAAAGGTTTTATCATGCGGACGCGGTCTGGACGGGTGGCGACTGCTAAGGCATATGAGCACTTAGGTTATGAATATAGTGAAAAATGA